AAACTCTTAATGACACTTGGATGGGTAACTACGGTTCTGACAGTGTTAAGTTAATGAAAGACAAGTTTCTCAATAAGCTAGATGATTTTATATCTCCTACTTCTGTTAACAACGCAATGAGAAGAAAAGCGGCTGGTGATTTAACAGCCGAACAAAAGAAACTTTTTAGAGATGTTTCTAAAGAAATACCAAAACTTCGTAGATTTTTTAAACAGGGCATGGACAGTTTTGAAAAAGTTTCAGGTGCTGCAAGCATAAAAAGTTTACAAAACGCTGTTAAAGGTGGGAAAGAACTAAATCCAAAAGGGGCTTACGGTCGTTTTGTGCAAAATGACAATCCAAAACTTTTAAAAGACGCAAAAAAAGTTTTAGAAGAATACTTAGATAAAGACGCTTTTAATCTTTTAAAAGAACGTGCAGCCGCTGAGTGGCTTCGTAGAGCAATGAGTGAATCAGGTTCTACTTTGGATAGCACTAAGAGATTTAGTGGCAGCAAGTTTAAGCAAAAGTTAGAAGATTTAGGTGGCACAGCCGATGAATTGTTCGGCTCTAATATAGGAGAAGTCCGTAGGCTTGCAAACCAACTGAGCGCCTTGTCTTTAACCAGAATTAATCAATCTGTTATAGATGATTTTTCGAGAGCGGGTGCTGATGAAGCGGGAATCACTTTGCTTCGAAATGTTAAAGAGGCAATGGAAGAAAAAGCACAATTTGATGCTGCGGCAATAGCCAGAAAACTTCGTGCAGGATCGTTAATGCCTGATGAAGCTGCGGATTTACTAGCAAGTCCGTCCGTAAAAGGTAATGACATTACGAAACTGTCTAAGTTCTTTAAAAAGCCAGAAGAAATAGCTGAGTTGCAATCTTATTATATGAAAAATCTTATAGGAGATTTTGAGAGTACCTTTATGACAGACAAAAAGGCTTTCAGATTGCTTGCTGATCGACTTGTAAAAGCTAAAAAATCTGGAAAGCTAGACGCTATTTTTCCCAAACAAGAAGCAGATGCGATAGAAAAGTTTGGGAAAAATATGCAAATTCTTGGAAAGTCTGCTGATGGCGGTGATTTAGTTGCAGCTAATATTGCAGCAAACCCGCTAGAAAATATAGGCACACTTGCTCGACTTAGTGTAGTTGGTCAACTTTTATCAACTGGCCCTTTCTATACATCTTTTGCTGCTAGGTACGGTAAAGAAGCAGCCAAGAAAAAGACCACCGCTGGGAAAATGCAAGTGTTTTTAAATATTTTAAACGAAACTTCAAAATCTTTTGCCAAACAAAGTGCAGTACGCAGCGTGGTTGGCGTAGGTTCCTCCGCAAAAGAAGGCTCCGTAAATCTAATAAAAGACCTTGAGGATCAGTTTGAATCTAGTCAAAAAATCCCTACGACACCTAGAGCAACCCGAACAAGTGTTCCAGTTCCAAGTGTTGCTCCAGTTTTTGAAACTCCCTCAATTCCAGTAACGCAACAGTCCGTTAGACAACGAGCAGCAGAAGACCCTGCACTCGCCGCAACACTGTTAGGTGGCTTAGGCAGCGCGGGTTTACTCTAGTCTTCTATAACAGTAGCCAGTCCACCAATGCCTGATGCAGATGAAGCAGGGCGGCTTGGCTTGACACGATGCTGTACGGTCTCGTATGTTTCTTCGATCATGCGCGATAGCTGACGCCCAATTGCACGATCTTCATAGTCTGCAATAGCAACCAGTTTATCGTAAGCGTCTATAGAAACACCTACGGACTTATATTTTCCGGGGTTTGGCATTGGAGATTCCTTCCCATAAATGACCTTTTCACCTGTATATAATCCCAAGCTGCGTGGGTCAAGACCCAAGTACGGAAACAAGAAAGTAATTGTTCAAGGAATAAAGTTTGATTCCAAATGGGAATCTGAGCGGTATCTATATATAAAGTCACTCGAACGAGCGGGAACGGTCAAAGACCTTGAGCTACAAGTGCGCTACAACCTGATCGTTAATGATCAAAAGATATGTGCGTACATTGCTGACTTCCGCTACAAGCGTGAAGACAAAGACGGCGTGTGGCAGGAAATTGTTGAAGACGCCAAGGGCGTTGAGACGCCTGAGTTTAAGCTAAAGAAAAAGCTCATGAAAGCTTGTCTCGGTATTGAAATACTTTTGTCAAAAAAAGGGGGGCGCTAGGCCCCCGCATATTTACCTTGACCTGTAATTCTAAGGGCCTCATCGTCAGCTTCATAAAATCCGCTTTCCAATTCTCTTTTAAGATAGCCTATAACGCCACTTAACGGCCCACCATTGTAACAGCAAACGGTTGCGGTACTTGAACCCCAACACATCTCAGGTGGAGCATAAAAAGTAATACACCAATCACCCTCATCTTTATAAGCATCAAATTCCACACCATGAGGCTCACAAATATCTTCTAGTTTTTCTAAAGTTTTCATTACGCTGCCTTTACTTTGTGTTGAAAAAGGGGGGCGCTAAGCCCCCCGTTGTTTAAAATACACCAGACGAACCATCACCATTAAATTCGCCCATTTCGACTTGTTGGCTCCGCCAACCGTCGTCCTCAACAAAAAGTCGAGACAAGTCGTAATCGGGCAGTTGTTCGCCACGATTGTTAAGCTCGTCGCGGTAGCGATTCGCGTGAACAAAGCACCAGTGCGCTTTTGTATGACCAGTGCATGTAGTAGCAGTGTTCAGCGCATTACGCATGTAAGCGTAAAGGGTTTTGATTGAAAGGTTAGTTAGGTTAGACATGACATACTCCTTTCAGAGTATAAGGGGGAAATCCCCGGTTGAAAATAAAAGAGCTAGAAACTCTCACCTTCTATAAATTTACTATATCCCATATATTCCCATATGTCAATACTTAAAATAAAAAAAATTATGTTGAAAAAGTTCTTGACACTAACCCACATCGTATGGTTATAGTTGGGACTCTAGTAACCAGCGGAAAGGAAACGACATGGACAGTCGTAGATTATTCGAACGTCGAGACGAGCTTAAACACGTAATGAAGGAATTACGTAATGAGCTTAAAAACATTGAAGACAAATTGTCAGATGAGTTTTTACCAGCAGCGAGAGATGTCTTGAACTCAAATGGTAAAGACTTTGGCACTGCACAAATCGCGCAAGGCAATCAAAAACTTAAAGTGGTTGTGAGTAAAAAGATCACATGGGATCAGGACAAGCTGCGCGAGACGTTAAATACAATGTCTCCAGAAGATGCAGTTCACTACGGTAAGCTGACGTTTGCTGTTGAGGAGCGTAAATTCACAGCGGCTCCCCCAGCTATCAGGGCAGAGCTTGAAGATTGCCGCACGGTTGAAGTGGGCAGAGTAACAGTAGAGGAGTTAGAGCAATGACTCTACAAATCATTACAGCAGATCAGCGTATGGCTGAGAAAAAAGGCCACAAGATCGTGGTATGTGGCGCAAGCGGTGTGGGAAAAACCACACTCGCTCGAACCCTCAATTCATCAACAACATTGTTTATGGACTTAGAGGCGGGTGACGCTGCAATTGAAGGCCACCCTATTGATGTCGTTCGTCCTAGAACATGGGTGGAATGCCGTGATCTTGCGTGCTTCTTAGGTGGGGCAAACCCATCACTTTCTGATGATCAACCATACAGTCAGTCACACTATGACTATGTGGCGCAAATGTATGGCGATACGTCAGAGGTTTGGCAGAAGTACGATACGTTGTTTGTGGACTCTATCACTGTGGCAGGACGTTTATGCTTTCAGTGGTGCTTACAGCAGCCAGAGGTTCGCTCTGAAAGGTCAGGCAAGGTCGATACTCGTGCAGTTTATGGAATGCACGGTCGTGAGATGATGTCATGGCTTACTCATATCCAGCACATTCGATCAAAGAATGTTATTTTTGTTGGTATCTTGGATGAAATCACTGACGATTACGGTCGCAAGCAATATAGCCTTCAGATTGAAGGTGCGAAAACAGGAAGAGAACTGCCCGGTATTGTCGATGAAGTCATTACTATGTCGATCATGTCAGGTGATCACGGTCAGTATAGAGCGTTTGTGTGTCAACCTCTAAATGAATGGGGCTATCCTGCAAAGGATCGCTCTGGAAGATTAGACACTCTTGAAGAGCCACATCTTGGCAAGCTCATTGAAAAGATGAATAGTGGCTCACCATTAACCGACAACGATCTTACGTTTGTCGATCCATCAACTCAGACTTCTAGCGAAGGAGAAGCATAATGTTAAATTTTAATAATGTACCAGTAGAAGAAAACCCTCAGAACAAAGAGTTTTCTCTTATCCCAAACGGCACTATTGTGCGTGCAGTGGTAATTGTGCAGCCGGGTGACATCGAAATCCCTGAGTTTGGTCAGGGGCCGTG